ATGGATTTGGTAATGGTGAAATATTGACAGTTCCAGTTGGTGGACTCACTGGAATACCAACAACATCATCATTCTCGACTGCAAATGAATTTAAACTCACCATAGATCAAGTCTTTAATGACTCCTTCTCTGGATGGTCTGTTGGAGAATTACAACAACTCGATAATGTCGAGAATTTCATTAATGGATCCAGAAAGAACTTCCCACTTTCTCTAGCAGGAGACTCTATTTCTATTGTTTCTGGAAAAGGATCAAAGATTGATGTTCAAGATGTTCTTCTTATATTTGTAAATGATATACTCCAAGTTCCCGGTGAATCTTATACGTTCAAAGGTGGAAGTATCATAACATTTACTGAAGCACCTAAAGTTGGTGATATTATAAACATTTTATTCTATAAGGGGTCGGGTGATTCTGATGTTATCTTTAGAAATATCATCGAAACAGTTAAGAAGGGAGACACCCTCCAAATTATGCATGATGCGTCTGTTGGACAAGCATCTTCTCTGGATGAGGATGAAAGAGTTGTTGATCAGGTCAAATCCACAGATATAGTTGGAACTAACCCATACTTAGGACCTGGAAATACTGATGATGTTACTCTAGAAAGACCAGTTATTTGGTGTAGACAAACTGAAGATGTTTTCATTGACCAAATTCCCGTTGGTAAGAGCAGAGAGCTTTATGAACCTGTTATCAATCCAAGTGCTTATATTACTAAGTCAGTTGGTGTTGGATCAACGGCAATTTATGTTGATAACGTAAGACCCATATTTAACTCTCAAAATGAAAATGATACAAGTCTTACATTCCAAAATAAGATTAAATTCATATCTCAAGAATCAAAAACTGCAGCAGCTGCCACTGCAATAGTTTCTGGACTTGGAACCATATCTTCCATCTCAATCTCTGATGGAGGTTCTGGATATACATCTGCTCCTGTAGTAACAATTGGAAGTACAGCACAATCTGTTGGACTAGGAACCACAGCAACAGCAACTGCATCAATTACAGCAGGTGTTGTTACTAGTATCACACTATCTAATGCTGGAACTGGATATACAAATACAAGTGTTCCACCAGTTCTTGTTGCTCCACCATCATATACTGAAGAGGAGGTTAGTGTTGTTTCATATTCTGGTGATAGTGGTGTTATTGTTGGATTTGGAACCACAAATGTTGGAGTTGGCACTACATCACTAATCTTTGACATTCACATTCCGTTTGACTCATTCTTGAGAGATACTAAAGTTGCTGGAACTGCAGTTACAATTAGTTCCCTTAATGCAAATGATGTCTTTGTAGTTAAAAACTCTAACATTGGTGCAGGAGCAACATCAATTACTGCATTTGATCCTGCAGGTAACACTGTTGGCGTAGGAACATCCTTCGCAGATAATGTATATGCAGTTAGAACCGCAGTCTCTATCTCTACCAGTGTTCAGGGAATCACCACTCATGTTAGAAGAGTTACCGTTGATGTTGATCAATTCATTACATCAGGTATAACAACTTCAGATTTCTTTGGAAATTATAGTTGGGGAAGAATTGATATTTCTGGAAGATCTGAATCTACTTCATATTCTGCATACACTCAGGGTGGTATTGGTTTGACTGAAGGATCTGGTATTTCAACCTCAACTATGGTTACAAGATCAAACTTCTTGAAATTTAAAAATTATGTGGTTTAATCTCTAATAAATAAGTAAAAAAGTCTTAAAAATGGCTGCCATTATAACTGATCAAATTAGAATATTAAATGCTGGTAATTTCATTGCTGGAGTTTCTAACTCCAGCAATTCATATTATTCATTTATTGGTTTGACTAATCCTGCGGATTATCAGACTGATTGGGATGAAGATCCACCTTCACCTAAAGATAATTTTGATCAGGAAAATGATTATTGGAACACAATGGTTGCCTTGAAAAAAATTAATACTGATGATGCCAGAAGAGTTGTACCTAAGATAACTTGGTCTTCGGGAACCACTTATGACATGTATAGGCATGATTATAGTAGATCAAATACTGCTGTAGTTTCTGGATCAACATCACTATATCTTGCAACTTATTTTGTAATGAATAGTGATTTTAGAGTTTATATTTGTCTTCAAAACGGAATTGATCCTGATAATCTTTCTGGGAGACCTTCTCTCGATGAGCCAACTTTTACTGATTTAGAACCAAAATCCGCAGGGACAAGTGGCGATGGTTATGTGTGGAAATATCTTTATACAATTAAACCAAGTGATGTCGCAAAATTTGAATCAACAGACTACATGCCAGTTCCCAATGATTGGGCAACAGCAGCAGATAATGAGGCTGTTAGAGATAATGCTGTTGATGGATCAATTAAAATTGTAACAGTTACAAATAAAGGTGTTGGTCTCGGAACCGCTAATTCCACTTATACTTCCGTTCCAATTAAAGGAGATGGTTCTGGTGCAGAATGCACTATCACAATTGATGGAAATCAACAGGTAAGTTCTGTTACTGTTTCAAATCAAGGATCTGGATATACTTTCGGCAACATTGATTTGGAAGCAGGGGGAGTTCCAACTGGAACTACAAGACCAAGTTTTGATGTAATTATACCTCCACAAGGCGGTCATGGTGCAGACATCTATAGAGAACTTGGCGCGTATAATGTTTTGCTTTATTCTAGAATCGAAAATGATAATAATAATCCAGATTTTATAACTGGAAATCAAATTGCAAGAGTTGGTGTTGTAGAAAACCCAGAACAATTTGGATCATCTAGTGTACTTTCTGCAGATAAAGTTAGTGCTCTTGGTGCTCTTAAATTAGTTGGATCTGGATATAGCACTGCTACTTTTACAGCAGATGCATATTTTACCCAAACTGTATCAACAGGTACAACCGCAGTTGGTAGAGTTGTAAGTTATGATCAAAACACTGGGGTTCTTAAATATTGGCAAGATAGATCTCTTGCTGGATTTAATACGGTTGGAACTGCACAAACTCAGCCAACATATGGGTTTAATTTAGAAGAGTTTACCTCTTCCCCTGGCACTGGTGGAGCAGTAACCATTACGCCTACGACTGGCATTGATTTATCAATTGATAGTAACTTCTCCGGTATATCTACCGTAATAAATAATCGTACATACTATCTCGGACAAACCTTTACGAGTGGTGTTGCCAATCCAGAGGTTAAGAAACACTCTGGTAATATAATTTACGTTGACAACAGACCATCTATAACAAGATCGTCAAACCAAAAGGAAGACATAAAAGTTATTTTGCAGTTCTAAAGAATTATGCCACAACAAACGAACCTCAATGTAGCTCCCTACTTTGACGATTTTGATTCTACAAACGATTATCATAAGGTATTATTTAAACCTGGATATCCGGTTCAGGCAAGAGAACTAACTTCTCTTCAATCCATATTACAAAGTCAAATTGAAAGATTTGGACAACACTTCTTTAAAGAAGGTGCTAAAGTAATTCCAGGAAATATCAGATATAGTAGAATATATTATGCCATTCAGTTAGAAAATTCTTTTCAAGGGGTTCCTGTGTCTGCGTATGCAGACCAATTAATTGGAGGTAAAATTACAGGACAAAGATCCGGGGTCACTGCGTTTGTTGATAGTGTTCTTTTACCAGAAGACTCTGAAAATGGCACTTTAACTCTTTATATCAACTATTTGTCTTCCAGCACTGGAAATAATTCAACTCAAACTTTTTTTGATGGCGAACAACTTTCATCTAGTGAAGTTATAACCTCTGGTTTATTAGGCAATACGACGATTGCCGCTGGAACTCCTTTTGCAACAACAATAGAAACGAATGCAGCAGCAACAGGATCTGCACTTCAGATAGATAATGGAGTTTATTTTATTAGAGGAAATTTTCTTAACGTATCTAAAGAGACTTTAATTCTTGATCAATATTCAAACAGTCCTAGTTACAGAATTGGATTATTTGTAAACGAAGAGATTATAAATTCCGATCTTGATGAGACTCTCAACGACAACTCTCAAGGATTTAATAATTATGCTGCACCAGGTGCAGATAGACTTAAAATTAGCACAAGTTTGTTTAAAAAAGCACTTGATGATTTTAATGATGATAATTTTATTTTACTTGCAACAGTAATTAATGGTGTACTTCAAGATGAAATTAGACCATCTATTTTTGGAGGTAGTGTTGGATTTAATGATTTATCAGATACTCTTGCAAGAAGGACCTTTGATGAATCTGGAAATTATTATGTACAAGCTTTTGATGTTAGTTGCGTAGAATCTTTAAATGATGATCTTGGCAATGGTGGTATTTTTAATGTAGGTCAATTTTCTTCTGGTGGAGTAACTGTTTCTGATGATCTTGCATTATATAAAATTTCCCCTGGAAAAGCTTATATTAAAGGATATGAAATCCAAACCACTAATGTTTCTTATCTTGACGTAAACAAACCAAGAACAACTAGAATAATTGAAGATCAAAATATAATTTATAATACTGGACCTACTTTAAGAATTAATAGAGTACACAGAACACCCACAATTGGTATTGGAAATACTTATTTTGTAAGTTTAAGAGATCAAAGAGTTGGTAGTAGCTCAGAGACCCTTCCCGGAAATGAAGTTGGCGTTGCAAGAGTATATGATTTTAGATTAGAGTCTGGTTCTTATAGTCTTTCTAATGCTGATGAAAATGAATGGAATCTTGCTCTCTATGATGTACAAACAACAACTGATATTGCTTTAAACCAAGCACAAACATTAACAGTTCCTACCTTTGTAAAGGGAGATAATAGTGGAGCAACTGGTTTCTTAAGACATGCTGTTTCTGCTGGAACAGCAATAACTGTATATGAAACCAGCGGAACTTTTATTCCTAATGAACAACTTATTTTTAATGGAATTGCTGACGGTAGAATTGCTATTGCAATTACAGAACACAACATTTCTGATATTAAATCAGTATATGGAACAAACGATGGAACAACTGGTATCAATACCTTTAGTGCTGATGTAATTCAATCAAATAAATTTATTGTAGGTATTGCGACTGTAAGTCCCCTCTCTGGTGGAATTAGCACCATTAGAAGCACAAACGCATTATTCCCAGGAACTATTGTAAAAGAAAATGATTTAATTCAATACAGCGACACAACTCCAGGATTAGATGGTGATCCGATTGTTGCTAGAGTTACTAGTGTAGGCACAACTCATGTCACTGTATCTGGTGTAACTGCGGTTACTGGAATTTCTAGTGGATTTTTACCTGCTGCAACTTTAAATGTAACTGATTTAAAAGTTCTTACAACTCAGTTAGCTCCTTCTTCTGACAATTCTCTGTTTACTCCTTTACCTAAAGCAAATGTTTCAAATGTAGATCTTGCAGATGCTTCGTTAAGTATCAGAAAAACATTCAGTGTTAATATTGCAAGTAATGAATTGTCTGCACAGGTAGTAGCAGGGACAAATGAAACATTTTTACCATTTGATGAAGAGAGATATTTATTAATCAGATCTGACGGATCAACAGAAGCATTATCATCAGATAAGTTTGATATTTCAACTAATGGTAAAACTTTATTAATTCGTAATCTTGGAACTAATGACACTGATGCGACTTTGATCGCTACACTTAAAAAAATAAAACCAAAAGCAAAGGAAAAAATTAAAAATAGAGTCAACTCTATTGTTGTAAATAAATCAAAACTCGCTGGATCTGGAACTGGTTCAACAACTTTGAATAATGGACTAACATATGGTAATTTCCCATTTGGTGTTAGAGTTGAAGATGAAATTATCTCGTTGAATACTCCAGATGTTATTGAAATTCAAGGAATTTTTGAATCTGCAGATACTTCTGAGCCATCTTGCCCACAAGTTGTACTACAATCGATTAACACAAATTCAACAACAACTGCGGAATTGCTAATCGGTGAAAAATTTGTCGGACAAACAAGTGGTGCTGTTTGTATAATCGCAGAAAAATTAAATGATTCAACAATTTCTTTTCTTTATAGAAATGAAATTTCATTAATAGAGGGAGAAACTGTAGAGTTTGAAGAATCAAATTCTAGTGCATTGGTATCATCTCTATCTACCCCTAGTTTTAATATTTCTTCTAATTATACATTTAAAACAGGACAAGAAATTACTTTCTATGATCATGGAACAATTAAGAGAAAGAGTGATTCTTCACCCCCATCAAAACAAATAAAAATTTATTTTGAAAGTGCATCATACTCAAATACAGATGATGGAGACATAACAACTGTTAACTCATATAGACAGTTTAATTACACAGATGAAATTAAAAATATTGATGTTTTTAGAAATTCTGATATTATTGATATTAGACCTAGAGTTTCCAGTTATGTAGTGACTGAAAATTCAAGATCTCCACTTGAATTTTTTGGAAGAGAATTTAATGGGTCTGGACAATCTGCAGCAAATCCATTAGCTTCTGATGAAGCTATTCTAACTAATATTTCTTATTACCAAGGAAGAATTGATAGAGTATTTTTATCAAAAAATGGAAAATTCCAAGTTGTTTATGGAACTCCATCAGATAATCCTCAGAGACCAGATCCAATCGATGATGCACTTGAAATTTGCAGAGTAGAACTTCCAGCATATCTTTATAATGTGAGGGATGCAAGAGTTTCATTCTTGCAACATAAAAGATTTAGAATGCAAGATATTAAAGAACTTGAAAATAGAATTAAGAGTCTTGAATATTACACAACTCTTTCTCTTCTTGAAAAAGAAACTGCTAATCTCCTTATTACTGATAGTGATGGTTTAAATAGATTTAAGTCTGGATTTTTTGTAGATAACTTTAATGACTTCTTAGTACAAGAAGATACTTTCAAACTTAATAATTCGATTGATAGAAAGTATAATGAATTAAGACCAAGACATTATACTAATTCTGTTGATATGATTTTTGGTCCAGTCATAGATATAGACTCAACTGCGGATTTAAATTTTGCAACAATCGAAGGTAATAATGTAAGGAAACAAAATGATATAATTACCCTAGATTACGCAGAAGTTGAATATATTAAGCAAAGTTTTGGTACAAGAGCTGAAAGTGTTACTCCTTTCTTGGTTAGTTTTTGGACTGGAACATTAGAATTGACTCCAGCAAGTGATAACTGGGTGGACACTGCAAGATTAGAAGCTAAAATTATTGATGTTGAAGGTGATTATGCATCAACCTTTAGCAACATGGTAGAAAGTGGAACTATAGATCCTCAAACAGGATTTGGTCCAATATTGTGGAATTCATGGGAAACTAATTGGGTCGGCATTGAAGTTGTTGAATCCACAAGACAAAGAGTTATTAGTGGTGGTGCTAGCGTTGTTAGAGAGGGACGTGGAAACCGTGTAAGTTGGTCAACTAGAACTGTTACTGATGTTACTGTTGAAGAAAATCTTAGAACACGTAGACAATTTGGAACTAATGATAGAACTGGAACTAGAACTATCGTAACAGAACAATTTGATCGCGAATCAGTAGGTGATAGGGTTGTAAGTAGAGATCTCATTCCATTCATGAGATCTAGAAATATTGAGTTTGTTGCTAAAAAAGTAAAACCACTTACTAGATTATATGCATTCTTTGATGGTGTTAATGTTTCTAAGTATTGTGTGCCAAAATTATTGGAAATCACAATGACCTCTGGCACTTTTGAGGTTGGCGAGACTGTAGTCGGAAGAAGTCTTGTCACTGGTAACATGGGATCAAATACTCTTTCATCTAATCCATTCGTTCAATTTAGAGTTGCACAATCCAATCATAAAGAAGGACCATATGATGCTCCAACAAAAACCTTCCGCAAAAATCCATATAATTCTCAAGATTTGTCTGGTGCATATTCTTCAACAACAACTATATTAAATGTTGATACGTTCTCTCTTTCTAATGAAGCTCAGGGACAATATTATGGTTGGGTAAGAGAAGGAATGGTTCTCCGTGGACAAACCAGTGGTGCCATAGCATCAGTATCTAATATCAGACTTATTTCCGATATATCAGCTGCTTTGATTGGCAGTTTCTATATTCCAGATCCTAACAACATAAGTTTCCCCAAATTTGCAACTGGAAGTAAAGTATTTACCTTAACTGATAATATCGATAATAATCAGGATCAGTCTGTTACTCTCGCAGAAGAAGGGTTTGCTTCTACAGGAACTTTAGAAACAGTTCAAGAAAACATTGTTTCTGTTAGAAATGCAAAAGTTGAAACTCAAGAACAGTTCCAAAGCGAAGAAACCTCTAGAAATCTTGGAACAGAAGTTGTTGGCAGCACAGTTATTGCTAGACGAAATAGAACTCAACGAGTCGGAACTAGATTCTTCAGTCCTCCTGATCCCCCACCACCAAGATGGGGTGGTGGAGGAGATCCACTATCACAATCATTTATAGTTGAAGATAGCACGGGAGTATTTTTAACTAGTTGTGACATTTTCTTTAGAGCAAAAGATGATATGGATATTCCAGTTGTCTTCCAACTTAGAACTATTGTAAATGGACTACCATCAACTAGAGTTCTTCCATTCTCCGAAGTTGTTTTGGATCCAGATGATATTCAAACTTCTCCTGATGGATCTATTGCAACTAATATTCAGTTTAAGGCTCCCGTTTATGTTGAAGGTTTAACTGAGTATACAGTAACTTTATTATCAAACTCCACTAAGTATAGTGTTTATATCTCAAGGGTTGGTGAAAATGATCTTATAACTGATACATTTGTTTCAAATCAACCATATCTTGGATCACTATTCAAATCTCAAAATGGATCGACATGGGAACCAAGTCAATGGGAAGATTTGAAGTTTACTCTTTATAGAGGAGATTTCTTTGACAATGGATCTGTGGAATTCTACAGTCCAGAACTTACGAGAGGGAATAATCAGATTCCAAAACTTCTTCCAGATTCAATTGTAATGAACTCTAGACAAATTAGAGTTGGTCTTGGAACTACAGTAGCAGATTCCTATGAGATAGGTAATACCTTCTCGCAACAAGGAACAAATGCAACTGGAGATTTGGTAGGAGTAGCAGCTTCTGCTGTAGGTAGTCTCACTATTAGTAATGCTGGTCTTGGATATACTCCAGCTGATGGAAGTTTGACTTTTAGTGGAGTTAATCTAGTAACAATTACTGGAAATGGTAGAGGTGCAACTGCTGACATCAGCATCAAAGATGGATCCATTGTTGCAAGTGGTGCAACAATCGCATCTGGAGGTTCTGGTTATCAGGTGGGTGATGTTCTTGGTATTACCACCATTGGTATTGCAACTATTGGTAGAAATGCAAGATTAACAATTGCTGGAATTGGTATTACTAATGAATTAGTATTTGGTAATGTTCAGGGTGAGTTTGTTGTTGGTGCAGCAAAAACTCTGATGTATGTTAATAGTTCTGGTATTACAACGGAACTCAATTCTTCTGGTGCTGCTGGACTTGGAACTGGAGGTGATGTTCAAATATCTACAATTAACATTGATAATGAGGGAACGCACTTTACAGTCAACCATCAGAATCATGGAATGTATTTTGCGGATAATACGGTTAAAATATCAGGAGTGCTTCCAGATATTAGACCAACTAAATTAACCGCCGAACTCTCTTCTGATTCTACTGGAGCAATAGCAGTTGGTGCAGCAACAACATTCTCAAGTTTTGAGGGAGTTGGAGTTGGAACCACCAATGTTGGATATCTGTTAATTGGTGAAGAAATTATTCAATATACAAATGTCTCTGGAAACAACATTGGAGGAGATATTGTTAGAGGAACTGATCCAAGAACATATCCAGTTGGAACTCAAGTGTTTAAATATGAAAACTCAAGTATTAATTTGTTGAGAATTAATAGAACTCACAATTTGAGTGATGTAACTGAGTTAAATCCCTTTACATTTGATTCATATAAAGTTAAACTTGATATGAGTTCTACCACTGGAACTGACAGAAGCACTGATATTGGACATCCAAAACTTTATATTGGAAGTACAAAATCAACTGGTGGAAGAAATATAAGGGCTACTCAAAATATGCCATTTGAAGTTATTACTCCACAAGTTCAAAATCTCACTGTTACTGGAACTAATATTACTGCTCAAGTAAGAACAACTACCAGTAAGAGTTTTAGTGGTAATGAAATCCCATTTGTTGATTCTGGATTTGAAGACATCACGATTAATCAAAAAAATTATTTTGATACTCCAAGAATGATTGCATCTAAAGTGAATGAAGATTTGAAACTGAATAATATTACTGGTAATAAATCAATGCAAATGAGTCTTGCACTGAACACTACCGATAGTAGATTAAGTCCTGTTATTGATTCTCAAAGAGTAAACACAATTGTAACTTCTAATAGAATCAATAATATTATTACAAACTACGCTACTGATTCTAGAGTGAACACCATTGAAGAAGATCCAACAGCATGTCAATACATCTCTAAAGAGATTGTTCTTGAAAATTCTGCATCTTCAATTAAAATTATACTGGCTGGACACATTGGAGAAGATGCTGATATTAGAGCATTTTATTCAGTAAGTAATGAAATTGGACTCGATCCAATATTTACTCCATTCCCTGGATATTCAAACTTGAATTCAAGAGGTCAAGTAATTGCCTCAGAAAATAATAATGGAGAATCAGATTCCTTCATTACAAAATCAATTGCACGTGCATTTGATAGTGAAAAACTTGATTATAGAGAATACACGTTTACAGTTGATCAACTCCCTGCATTCAGAACATATAGAATAAAAATCTCACTGTTATCTAACAGTCAGTCTTTTGTTCCTAGAATTAAGGACCTAAGAGCAATCGCGTTAGCATAATGGATTTTTACGGATTAGAGGGACATAAGGATCTCGCAAGAGATCCTTCTACAAATGCTGTGGTAAATGTAAATAGTCTTGAGTATCAACAATATCTTTCAAGACGTAAAGTGAAAACTGAAATGAGTCATAAGACACAGAATATGGAGCAGGAACTTGCTAATATGAAAAGTGATATTGATGAAATTAAATCTTTACTAAAGGAGTTGTTACATGGATCCTGATACAATCGAACTAAAAAACTTATCAAAAAGTTTTGCATATCAACAGATTGCAACTGATATAGATAATTGTGATGATCGCGATGAACTAAAAAACATCGCAAAATCTTTTGCAAAACTTTATTATAAACAACAAGAAACAATGGCAGTAATAGGGTTAGCAGATGGCAACTAAAAATATCACCTTTGATCCAGATTCAGGAGTTCCCTACGGATTAAATCTAACGATTTATGGTGGTTCTGATTTTTCTGCGAATTTGAATGTTTTAGATACATCAAACTCTGCATTTAATCTAACGGATTACACTGGATCTGCAGCCATTTCAAAAAGTGTTGCAGTGGGAGCAACACTTGGAATTACTACAGAGTTTACAGTAGGATTTACAAGTGCATTTGATGGAAAGATGTCAATATCTCTTGGAAGAACAGACACCAGAAGTTTGGTTGAAGGTAGATATATGTACGATGTTTTAGTAAGTTCTGGAACTACAGTTTACAGTTTAGTAAACGGAAACATTTATGTTTATAATCCTGTATCTTCAGCACCCTAAATACAGTTAGGAAACTTGTGGAATAAATGGCACAACCAGCAAGTAGATCGGAATTAATCAATTATTGTAAAAGGCAACTTGGGGCTCCGGTCCTTGAGATTAATGTTGCTGATGAACAGGTTGATGATCTCGTAGATGATGCTTTACAATATTTTCATGAAAGACATTTTGATGGAGTAGGTCAAGTATATTTAAAATATAAAATTACTCAAGCAGATATTGATAGAGGAAAAGGAACAAATGAGGTTGGCATTGTTACCACCAGTGCTAGCACTTCTATCAATGGACAAACAGCAACATTTCAATTTGAAGAGAATAGCAACTACCTGCAGGTTCCTCCACAAATTCTAGGAATATCAAAAATTTTCAGATTTGATGGATCTAACACCGTTACTAATAACATGTTTAGTGTTAGATATCAACTATTTTTAAATGACATATATTATTTTGGATCAACTGAGTTATTGACTTATGCAATGACAAAAACATATCTTGAAGATATAGATTATCTTCTCACAACAGAGAAACAAATTAGATTTAATCAAAGACAAGATAGACTTTATTTGGATATTGACTGGGGATCTGTGGGTGTTAATGATTACCTTGTTATAGATTGCACCAGACTTTTAGATCCTAATGATTTTACTAGAGTATATAATGATTCTTTCTTAAAGAGATATCTCACAGCTCTTATAAAAAGGCAGTGGGGTCAGAACTTAATCAAGTTCCAAGGTGTTAAGTTACCCGGTGGAATTGAATTAAATGGAAGACAGATTTATGATGATGCAGAAAAGGATTTAGAAATTATTAGGGAGCAAATGTCAAATACCTATGAACTTCCTCCATTAGATTTCATAGGTTAATATCATGGTGTTAAATCCGTTTTTTACACAAGGAACATCATCGGAGCAAAATCTTGTTCAGGATTTAATCAATGAACAACTCCGAACATATGGAGTGGATATATTTTATCTTCCTAGAAAATACATGACGGAAAACACTGTCATAAGAGAGGTTGTGCAATCAAAATTTGACATGGCACTTCCTCTTGAGGCATATGTTGATAATTATGATCAATATTCTGGAGCGGGTAATATTCTTTCAAAGTTTGGAATTGAATCAAAAGACGAAGTAAGACTTATTATTTCTAGAGAAAGATTTGAGAATTATATTACGCCATTAATCGAAGATCAAGCTAATGTAAAACTATCAACTAGACCAAAAAGTGGAGATCTTATTTGGTTTCCTCTTGATGATAGGATCTATGAGATTAAAGACATTGAATATGCAAAACCATATTATCAGTTACAAAATCTCTACGTTTATGAATTATATTGCGAACTCTTCCGTCTTGAGGACGAAGTTATCGCAACTGGTATTGAAGAAGTGGATAATAATCTTATTGGCGAAGAATATGATGGTCTTACTGATGATGGAATTAATACCATTCAGGGTCCAACACAAACACTTACTCTAGTTGGTGCCGGTGTAACAGCAACTGCAACTGCTGCTATCTTTGATGGTGGTGTTAGATTCTTTACTGTTACAAATAGAGGTGGTGGATATAGTGTTGTTCCAACTGTTGGCGTCACATCAGCTCCAGCAGGAGGAATAACCGCTGTTGGTATTGCCACTATGATTGGCGGCATTAATGTGTGCAACCAAAATACAAACGCAAAATTACAATCTGTACAAGCAGTAAATGTTGCAAAATCTGGTGCTGGTTACACTGTGGCTCCTGGTGTGAAATTTAGTGTTCCATCAAATCAAACAGGAAGTGGAGCCACAGCAACAGCAACAATTGGTGATGGTGTTGTTGGTATTATCACCGTTACATCTGGAGGTGGAGGATATACAGAGGCACCAACAATCACGTTCACTAATGAAATATTCGATGCGGGTGTAACCACTGCATCTGCTGTCGCATATCCAATCGTAAGTGCTGCTGGAACAATTTCAGAAATTCACCTTTCAAATACTGGTGTTGGATATTCAGTTGCACCTACTATTGTCGTGGGTGATCCAGAAAGTTCTGGTTCAGGAACCTTTGCATTTAATGAGATCGTAACTGGATCTTCTAGTGGAACAACAGCAAGAGTTAGAGTTTGGAACTCTGAAACAAGCACTCTTGAAGTTGGGACAGTCACTGGAGAATTTACCGTTGGAGAAAATATTGTTGGATCTACATCTGGAGCATCTTATGCTTTACGTGTTGCAGATACTAATCCAGCAGATGATGGATTTGCAGATAATATCAATATTGAAACCGAAGCCGATGCAATTATTGACTTCAGCGAAAGGAACCCATTTGGTATTCCCTAAATAAAAATATCTTAATATAAAGATATTGTAGGACTTAAAAATGTTTGAATATTTTTACAACGAAGTTTTGAGGAGGACCATTATATCTTTTGGCACACTCTTTAATAATATTTCGATTAAACACGAAGATTCTTCGGATAACGTTGTCAGCGTTGTAAAGATTCCTTTGGCATATGGCCCTACTCAAAAGTTTCTTGCAAGAATAAATCAATCTCCTGATCTGAATAAACCATTTGCGATTACCTTGCCAAGGATGTCATTTGAGTTTACTGGACTAACTTATGATCCTTCACGAAAAGTTTCTACAGTTCAAAATTTTACAGTAAAAGATCCAAATGATGGATCAGTTGTTAAGAAACAGTATATGCCTGTTCCTTATAATATGCAATTTGAATTGGCAATTATGTCAAAATTAAATGATGACGCCCTTCAAATTATTGAACAAA